TGCCCGCACTCTTAAACTCTTTTAGCGAGTCTTCTGGCTTACGCAATGTTTTTTGTCTGCTTAACTTCTCGTCAAAACCTATAATAGTAGTGCCTTTAATGCTTAACCCTGTGCCATCCCTAGCCATACCCTTTGGATCAATGTTAGAGGCAACATACTTGCCAATCTTGCGATTCTTTGTGTTGTAAACCCAAAGTTCGTTAGCACCAATTATGTCTTTTGGATCTATCGAGACAAGTTTTAGTTTTTCGTCCTGTATTTTATACTTAATCTTGCCAATCAACTTCTCTTTGCTTAGTGCTTTCTTCTTACGCACCTTGCGAGTTGCTTTTTGTAGATTAGCATGATGCTCAGCGTCTGCAACAATAGCAGAGTAAAAAGCAAGTAACTTCTTTAACTCTGACTTTTTATATGGATAGCCTTCTAATAATTGTGCTTCCATCTCATCTTCTTTATCTACACCATTAATTAATAGTGTAAGATCCGCAATCTCATTCTCAAACATCCTAGGAATAAGTCCGGCCGCTTTGCCAGATATGTTATGTGTTTGTAGCAAAGTGGACAATTTGAAATCTGACTTAAAGCCATTGGCAATCATGTCGTCAACAGCACCTTCAATGTACTCGCCAACAAAATTGTTTATTTTCTCTATCATGCGATCCTGAATAGAGATAACTTGAGCCGCTTTTGGTTTCTCTTTTGGCTTTGCGGTATCCTCTCCCCAGCCTTGTGGATTTTCAATAGACTCGACAATTATGCGAATTCTCTTTTTAAGTCCAGCGAGAAGATTATCCATTGGCGGAGCGCCTTTGAGTAGCATACGAGCAACGGAGCCGGCAGTAATACCAATTTGGTAATCTGGCGCATCCTTTATTGCCGCAATTGCCACTTTATCAACAACCTTTTGCGATTTCATCCATTCAATAAGCGGTTGCTTACTGTCCTTGAACGTGTGGTGATAATTATAAAAATTGAGGCCTTGCGTAATACGCAGGTTAATTTCAGTTTTTATTTCGTCGTCCAAATCTAGTATTTCTTCAGACGTAAAACTTACATCATCCCACGTAGGCTCTGCAAATGCTCCGTCAACTTTTTTAGATACTCGTTTCTTTGCTTTTTTCTTTTTAGCGGCCATAATTTTACTCCATAATATGAATATATAGTGCTAAATAGTATTATATAGACAAATCCGAAAAAAGTCAATAAAATACACTATATAAGTGTTTAATTAATAAGAGTTTTTTATAATGCCAAGATTATCGCTATGGAAACCGACCAAAGGTAACGATTTTAAGTTCATGGATAATCGCATCCGTGAGCAATTTATCATTGGTGGCACTGGAGTTAATGTTCACAAATACCTAGGTCCAGTTAACCAAGGCAACACAAAGAAGGCTGATCAACCATTATACGAAAACCAATCCGTATCTAACATACAAGATCTATTGTTTATGGAAAACAGAGATCGAAAATATGAAAAAGACGTTAATTTTATGAAGGGACTCTATAACGTACAAGATATAGATTTTGATTTATCTCAATTTGGCTTGTTTTTGCAAAACGATACTATATTCATTACGTTCCATCTTAATGATATGGTTGATATTTTAGGCAGAAAGTTAATTAGTGGCGATGTTATTGAACTTCCGCATCTTCAAGATGATCATGCCTTAGAAGATGAAGAAGTTGACAAAGTATACGAAAGTTTAAAACGATACTACGTAGTTCAAGATGGAAACCGAGCCGCAGAAGGGTTTAGCCAAACTTGGTATCCTCATTTATGGCGAGTTAAATGTACACCACTTGTTGATGCACAAGAATACAGAGATATTATTGGCGATATTACTTCAGGCGTCGATGGAGAGGATGATACACTAAAAAGTATTTTAAGTGATTATAGTAAGAACTTAGAAATTAATGATGCCGTAGTTAAGCAAGCAGAAGCAATGGCTCCATATGTACAAGATGTAGTAGACGGTAGAAGTGGTTACGACACAACACGTTTTTGGATTGCGCCATCGAAAGACGACGGATCTATATTATTAGTTTCTGCAGATGATGGTTCACTTACTTCTGATGCTGAGAAAGAAAGTGCTGACGTATTTTATGGAATGTCTGAAGAAAAAATTAGTCATTACTTGGCAGGCGACGGGGTGCCACCAAATGGAGCGCCGGCGACACTTTTAACAAGTTTCCCTGCTACTCCTGTTAAGGGAGAATACGTATTACGTGTAGATTATATGCCTAATAGATTGTATATTTTTAATGGCAAAAAATGGGCATTCGTTGAAGATAATGTTCGTATGCAAATTACTAACTACACAGATCGTTATACATATAGAACTAAAACGTTTAATGATAAGACTTCTATTACTTTAGCAGACGGCAGCGAAGTAAAAGCACGCCAAAGTTTATCTAATGTACTACGTGCAAGAGAGGATGAAGAATAATGCATATCTATAAAAGAGTATGGTTTAAAAAGGAGGATAAGTAGTTGGATTTTTTTACGATGGGCAAATAAGACGATACATGGCCCAATTCATTCGTCTCTTATCTCACTTTTATGTTGAAACCGGAAAAGACTCAGATGGTAACTCTGCGTTAATAAGAGTTCCTGTTACATACGGTGATATCTCAAGACAGGTAGCAAGCATTATTCGCAAAAATAGTGAAAACGCACTTAATACTGTTCCGCGTGTTTCTTGTTATATCACTGGTATACAGTATGATCGTGATAGAATAATGGCTCCTTCTCATGTAGATAAAATTCACATTAAAGAACGATTTTATAACAAAGACACAGGCAAATATGCAGCTGGGCCTGGAGATAGTTATAGTATTGAACGTAGTATGCCAAGTCCATATAAATTAACAGTTAATGCTGACATATGGACAAGCAACATGGAACAAAAACTGCAACTTACAGAGCAATTATTTTACATGTTTAATCCAAATCTAGAAATACAAACGACAGACAATTATGTAGACTGGACTTCTATATCATATGTTGAACTTACTGATATTAGTTTTAGTAATAGAACTGTTCCTGTAGGTACTGAAGATCAAATTGATATTGCTACACTAACATTTGAAATTCCTGTATGGGTTAATCCTCCGGCTATTATTAAACGCCTTGGTGTTATTTCTAAGGTTGTTATGGGTATATTTGATGGTAGCGGAAACTTAGCAGATAGTGTACTTGATGAAACAAAACTAATGGGTAGCAGACAATATTTTACACCACTCAATTATGGTGTATTATTATTAAACGGCGAACTTAAAGTATTAAGTGTTGGCGAACCAATAAGCGGAGACACAAAAGAAGATGTAACGTTTGATCATATTCCAATAAAATACGGTGACGATATTCCATGGAAACAAGTTATATCGCAATTTGGTGATCTTAAAGACGGTATTAGCCAAGTTAAATTATTAACTAATTTTCAAAACACAACCGGAGGAGTTGATGATTTCTCAGAAATTGTTGGTACTGTAGAATACGATTCAGATGATGACTATATATTAAAATTTACTGTAGACACAGATACTATTCCAACAAATACACAAACTGCTATTAATGCAATTATTAATCCTCTTAAAAATGTTCCTGGTGGTGGTTTACCTGCCGCAACTACAGGTCAGCGTTATCTAATATTAGAAGATATTGGTGACTCTGCTAATACGGACGGTGCTGATGGTTGGAAGGGCGCAGCCGATTTAGTAGCAAGTAAGTTTGATATTATTCAATATGATGGCACAAACTGGGTTGTAAGTTTTGATGCTAGTGCTAATAAAGGCATACACTATGTAACAAATACTAAAACAGGCATTCAGTATAAGTGGACAGGTGCTATTGACGAGGATATTCCTACAAATACAGGTGAATGGATTAAATCATACGAAGGTGAATACACCGCAGGATTGTGGTCTATTTTACTGTTACCATAATATATAACTAATAATTATTATTATGAAGCAAGTTACCGGGGCCGGCGGTATTTTCTATTGTCGCGATACAAAACAATTTTTATTTCTATTACGAAACGACACAAAATATAAACACAAATGGGGATTTCCAGGTGGCAAAATAGAAGCAGGGGAGAGCACCATTGATGGATTACAAAGAGAACTTACTGAAGAAATAGGAATAGTACCTGCTATAGAAAAAATTATTCCCATAGAATTTTTTACTTCGGATGACGGACACTTTTTCTACCATACTTTTATACTAATTGTTGAAACCGAGTTTATACCGAATTTAAATAATGAACACTGTGGGTATGCTTGGGTAACTATGGAAGGATGGCCAGCACCATTGCATCCGGGTGTTTTCTCTACATTAAAATTAGACTCTATTAAAGACAAAATTAAAGTTATAGTAGAAACTATTTAGATATCAGCCTCGATAATAAATTGCTTTAAATGTATTTGTCTAAGATTTCGATGCCATTTCCATTCATCTGGCATTACTTCTTCCATACCCGCAACAGTTACTCTAATAAAATCTACGTCTGTATACGTATTAAAAACTCTAGACATATTATTAATCCAAACCGCATCGCCAGGATTTTCATCTGTTGGTCCATAATGCTGAGTGCCAGCATATACATTATTATTGATTGTAGCATCCGTAGATTGATTATCAAATCCTAACATATATATTTTTTTGTGGCCATGAAAACAAGCAAGATATACTGCGGTTGCACCACAATTCATACGAGGATCATGTGGAATAAGAGAAACATGTTCAGGATGTCTTAACAAACAGGATGCTCTGCCAAACACTACATTGTTTTCTGCATAGCCTTCATCAATTATGTCATTAATGATATCAGAATTTGTTGCTACTAAAAAATCTGGAGACCAATCTTGATATATTTTATTACAACCATAGCATTGCCCTTTATTTTTACCCAAATGTCCACCGCCCGCTGTTGAAAGATAGCTTAACTTAAATGTTGACATTGATGTTCTTGATTTTCCATTGCCTACAACATAAGCAACACTATTGTGATCACTATTAGGAATTGTATTAGGAATCCAAAATCTATCTTGGTGTTTTCTGCCATTTTTAACTGTAACACCAGAAACAATATATTCACCATCATAATCATCAATGTAACGAGCAACCGACATGCTAAATCTCCTATATTATATTATTTATTTTACAAAAAGTAAGGGGGACTTTCGCCCCCCTTACCATACAACTTAAAAATGTAAGTTAAAACTAATAATGTAACTTATAGTCTGCCTACAACAACTTCGATGATACCTGAAGTACCGTTGAAGTCTTCTAGTGCCTTACCAATGACTGAACCTAAACGTGGGTTTGCTTCAGCTTTAGCATAGCCTTCGCCTGCGGAAACTAGCATGTCACCCTTACGGATTGTGCCTGTTACCTTAACAGGTACACGACCTGTTAGTGCTACTGCTACGTTTGTGCCTTCCAAACCTTCGTTCATTAGGAAGCCTGGGTTTGTACTTACTACACCAGCAATACGTGAATCCATTGAATCAGATGTCATTGTTACTTCTGCGTCGCCGCCGAAGGAAACAACAGTACCTGGCTCGTAGATTACGTCACTTGTGTAACGTTCTGCCAAGTCAGCGTATTGTGCTGATGTTGAAATACCGTTGAAGGTTGTTGCATAAACTGTTGCAAACTTATTATCAGACTGACCGACATCACCTACACCGTTTGTACCACTCTTAGTAATACTTTTAATCTCATTAGCAGCTGGTGTTGTCCCATCACTCTGGAAAACTTGTAGAGTGTTTGAACCGCTATCTTTAAGTACTAAGTCACCAAAGTATATTGAATCTCCCGAAAGATAAAGGTCACGCCACTTGTCGCTTGAGCCACCTAGGTCAAACCCTGTTGTTCCATTAGAGTCAACACTAGGTAGTAGAGCAGAACTTGTTAAAGTCATGATCTCTGTGCCACCTACGTCAAAGCGGATGATATCTTCGTCTGAAGACTCTTCTACTTGGACCTTAGTATCACCGTCAGCATCTTCTAATGCGTTAACAGATGTTGTTGTAGTGATTTCACGAATTTCAATTGCATCACCATTAGCAGGTGCTTCTGTAAATGTAATTGTTGTTCCGCTAATACCATAAGCTGTTGTTGGTAATTGTACAACACCATTAACAGTAACAATACAACCAGCAGTTGTAAGATCTGAGTTTAGACCTGTAAAATCTGTTGTTGTGCCGTCACCAGTTTTGGTTTCACTTCTTACGACTGTAAATTCAGTTGTAGCACCTTTCCATGAAGAACCATTATAATATTCAAAATTACTGTTTGTTGAATTATAACGGAACATACCAGCGGCTGGTGAGCCTGGACGCTGTGCAGTTGTACCTGAAGGTAGTACCATTGATTCTGTTGAAGAACTCATATCAAGTACTGAACCTGCGTTAGGTGTTGCTGTTAACAAGCCAATTGCGTCGTTACCAGCGTCAAGATAGAACATGTTAGCATTGCCTGATGATTCAATACGGAAGTCGTTGTCACCACCACTCTCGTTAAAGACAGCGGCATCGTCAACACCAAATGTTGTGCCATCATAAGTAATGTTTGCTTCTGCTTGTACTGCTGAAGTACCATTACCTGTTAGTAGGCTGTTAGCGGTTAAGGATGTTGCGCCTGTACCACCTTGGTCTACTGCTACAGTAGTACCTTCCCATGTACCTGAAGTAATTGTACCAACAGTTGCTAGTGAACTTGCTGATGTAACGTTGTTCAATGTGTCAAGTGCTGTTTCGAAGTATGTCTCGAAATCTGTTAGTGCTACTTGAACCATTGTGCCACCGTCATTGACAACTACACGGTCTGCGTCTGCTAATGTTGTAGAAGTTGCAGCTGTGTCACCATCAGCGGCCGCTGTAAGTTCAGCGGCTGTAGGTGTTACACCTAATGTTACTAATTGTGCGGCTGCATTGGCGTCATCCAACAATGCTTTACCAGCTGCTGTTAGGTCATATACTGCGGCTGTGCCGGAACCAGTAAACTGGATACCTTTATCAGCTGCGGAAGTTAGACCTGCGATTGCGGCTAGTTCTGCGTCATATGCCTGTACATGTGTACCAATTGTTAAACCTAGTGAAGCACGAGCAGTTGAGCCTGTTTCTAATACGAAATTAGAACCATCACCAACAATAATACCGCCATCTGTTACTGCAAGACCTGCG